TGTTTCCTGTTGCTCCTTTGTGTAAGGTGTTTTTTTAACTTTTGGAGGTTGCTATGTTTGATGTTACTGAGTGTGATCGTTTGGTTGATGCGTTGGAGATGAAGATTAAGAGCCTCCAGCGTGGTCAGCGATCGGCGTCCCCTGGCTTCAAGGTTGTGTTTGATGCCGAGATTTCCTATTATGAGGACCTTCGCAACAAGGTGAGGAGTCTCGGTAATGAGAATGCGGCGAAAGATGGGAAGAAAGAAGTCAAAGCGTGATTTTTCGCGGAAGGCCCGGTCGCACAAGAAGAATTTCCGGTCGGCGCCCATGAGAGGCGGCATTCGTCTTTGACGTGCTTTCATCCTTTGACTGGTTATAGGCCCCGCGCTGGTAACGGCGTGGGGTCTTTGACTTTTGATCGTAACAAGAGTCTTACTGGTGTTGGTATTAAAGTGCCTTGTGGTCAGTGTATTGGTTGCCGTTTAGAGCGGTCCCGGCAATGGGCTGTTCGTTGTATGCATGAGGCTTCGCTTTATGATGATAATTGTTTTCTTACGTTGACCTATGACGATGAGCATCTTCCTCCTGGTGGTAGTTTGGTTAAGAAGCATGCTTCGGACTTTATTAAGCGTTTGCGTGAGCGTGTTCGCTCTGCTTCCGGCGGTCGTTTTCGTGTTTATTATTGTGGAGAATATGGTGAGAAACTTGCCCGGCCCCATTATCACCTTCTTTTGTTCGGTTTTGATTTTGCTGATAAATACTTTTGGCGTAATTCAGGTTCTGGCTTTCGTTTATATCGTTCTGAATTTTTAGAGAGTGTTTGGACGTTTGGGTCGTCTGAGATTGGAGCGGTTTCTTTTGAGTCTGCTGCGTATGTGGCGCGTTATGTTATGAAAAAGAGGTTAGGTCGTGATGCGAAAGAATATTACACCCGCGTCGATGAGTTTGGGCAGGTCTGGGAGTTGGTCCCAGAGTTCACTGATATGTCGCGTAGGCCGGGAATTGGTAAGCCCTGGCTTGATCGGTTTTCGAAGGAGGTCTACGACCATGATTCGGTTATTTCCAATTTTAGGGAGGCGCGGCCACCGCGCTTCTATGATTTGCAACTTGAAAAGGAGGATGCGTCTAGGTTAGAAACTATTAAGCGTTCGCGGCGTCGTCGTGCTTTGCAGTTTAAGGATAATAATACTGATGAGCGTTTGTCGGTTCGTGAGCGTGTTTTGGAATCTCGTGTTCATCGTTTGAAAAGGGAAATTTGAGATGATTTATCGTGTCTATTCTGTGTTCGATCACCCGGTTGGCGCGTATTTGCCTCCGTTTTTTGTTCGGTCTGATGGTGAGGCTTTGCGGGCGCTTCGCGCGACGTTTTTAGATCCTAACCATCGTTTTTCGTCGAATCCGGAGGAGTATTCGCTTTTCTTTCTCGGCCAGTTCGATGATTCGGCCGGCCATTTTCACGTCGAGGGATCGCCCGAGAGTCTCGGCAATGGCGTTTCAATTTTGGAGAAGGAGTTGGTTTAATGCGCTCTGTTATGAAGCATGATTTTTCTCAGGTGCCGAAGGCGGATATTCAGCGTTCGGCGTTTGATCGGTCGCATGGTTACAAGACCACCTTCGATGCCGGTTATTTGGTGCCGGTGTTTTTGGATGAGGCTTTACCCGGCGATACCTTTAATGTCGATCTTACGGCGTTCTGTCGTCTGGCCACTCCGCTTCATCCGTTTATGGATAACATGTTTTTGGATTCCTTCTTTTTCGCCGTCCCTTATCGGCTTGTTTGGGATAACTTTCAAAAGTTCATGGGTGAGCAGGTCGATCCAGGTGACAGCACGGACTACCTTGTGCCGGAGATGGTTTCGACTGCCGTGACCGGCTATGCCGCTGGATCGCTTTCGGATTATTTTGGTATTCCTACCGAGGTGCCTGATTTGTCGCATTCGGCCTTGTTTCATCGTGCTTACAATTTGATTTGGAATGAGTGGTTTCGTGATGAGAATCTTCAAGACTCGGTGGTGGTTGATCGTGATGATGGCCCGGATGATCCGGCCGATTACGTTTTGCTGCGACGTGGTAAGCGTCACGATTATTTTACATCGTCTCTCCCCTGGCCTCAGAAAGGTCCGGCTGTCGACCTTCCACTTGGGTCGACTGCGCCTATCACTGGCTTTGGCGCTTTGAATCAGACCTATGATGAGACGTCTGTGACCTCGTATGAGACGGCTGCCTCGGCGTCGGCGGTCTATGCTTCGGCTAAGTCTGTGAATGCTGGTGCTACGAATGGCACGTTTTTTGTTGAAGAGGACCCGGATAATACTGGTTATCCGAATATTCGGGCTGATCTTTCCGAGGCCGCGGCGGCTACTATCAATCAATTGCGTCAGGCTTTTCAGGTGCAAAAGCTTTATGAGCGCGATGCGCGCGGCGGTACTCGGTATACCGAGATCGTTCGTTCGCATTTTGGTGTCACTTCTCCCGATGCCCGTTTGCAGCGTCCTGAATACCTTGGCGGCGGTTCTTCTACTCTCAATGTCTCGCCTGTGACTCAGTTGTCGGAGACAACGGCTTCGAGTCCTCAAGGGAATTTGGCTGCGGTTGGTACTGCGTTGATGCGTCGGCATGGCTTCACGAAATCGTTTACGGAGCATAGCGTAGTGCTTGGTTTCGTGTGTGCCCGTGCTGATCTCAACTACCAGCAGGGCCTTAACCGCATGTTCTCCCGTTCGACTCGTTTCGATTTTTATTGGCCTGCTTTGGCCCATATTGGCGAGCAGAGTGTTTTGAATAAGGAGATTTTTGCTCAAGGTTCGGCGGACGCTGCTGCGGATGCTGATGTGTTCGGCTACCAAGAGCGGTTTGCGGAGTATCGTTACAAACCCTCTGTTATTACTGGTGAGTTTCGTTCGAATTTTGCTCAGTCATTGGATACGTGGCATTTGGCGCAGGATTTTGCGAGTTTGCCGGTTCTCAATGACGAGTTTATTGTTGATGATCCTCCGGTGGATCGTGTGATCGCGGTTCAGGATGAACCGCATTTTTTGTTTGATGGCTATTTCAGGTTCCGGGCGGCTCGTCCTATGCCGCTTTATTCGGTTCCTGGTTTGATTGACCATTTCTAATGGGTTGGTTTGCTGCCGCGTTGCCTGCGGCTATTTCGGCTGTTGGGTCGTTTATTGGTGGCGAGCGCGCCAATTCGGCTCAAGCGGCTGTTTCTGCGGAGAATCGGGCGTTTCAAGAGCGTATGTCGAATACCTCTCATCAGCGCGAGGTCGCGGACCTTCGTGCTGCTGGTCTTAATCCGATTCTTTCGTCTAAGTACGGGGGTGCCAGCACGCCGGCTGGCGCTACCCACGTTGTCCGTGATTCGATTGGCGAGGCTGCTCGATCTGGTGTTAGTTCGGCGCTTCAAGCTCGGTTGGCTGAGGCTCAGGTTCATCAGATGACGGCGTCGGCCGATGCTTCTCGCTCTCAGGCGATGCTTAATTCTGCGCAGCGTTTTAAGACTGAGACGGAGGCTTTACAGCTTAATCAGGCCATGCCTATTAATTTGCAGCAAATCGCTGAAAATTTGGCCGGTAAAAGGGCTGTTAATGCGTTGACTGAGCAGCAGTTGGCGTCTGCCAAGGCTGCGGCGGCTCGTGCTCGTACTGTGGAGGAGTTTCTGGAGACTGATATCGGTAAGCTCCTCCTTCGTTTGGATTTGGTCGGTAAGTCGATTAATCCTTTTGCTCAATCTATCTCGCGTTCGCGCGAGGCTGTTGGAGGTAAGTAAGATGTCTCGTGTTATTCGTTTTCCTTTTGATCGTTCGCCGGTCGTGAAAAATTTTCGGTCCGCTTCGCGGACTCGGTCGTCGTTTCGTGATGAGTGCGATATTAACGTCATTATGCGTAAGTACGCTAAGACGGGTTTGATCGATCATGTGGCTTCTGTCGGCGGTCAATATGGCAATTTTATTGACGCGCCTCTTTACCATGACGCTATGAATTTGCTTCTTGAGGCCGATACCATGTTTGCGTCCCTGCCTTCGGCCGTTCGGCGTCGGTTTGATAATGATCCGGCCGCTTTTCTGGCGTTTACCCAGGATGAATCGAATCTTGATGAGATGCGGGATTTGGGCCTCTTGAAAAAAGAGGTGCCTAGCTCGATGGAAAGTCCCGCTTCGGGTCAGGCCGAAGAGCCTGACGGCGGCCAGCCTAACGACGACTCGGACGCGTAGCGTCCCTTCCCTCGTTCTCATGCAGACCGGCCCCTGTGGGGCCTAGGGGCGGCGTCAGCCGCCCCTTTTTTGCGCCGGCCGGCG